CGCCTCGGTCTGCTGGCGCGTGAGGTCGGCGAGCTTGGTCGCGCCGACAGTCGATTCGAGCATGCCGCGGCCGGCCAGGGCCGCCTTCAGCTTGCCGACGGCCTCGCCGTACTGCCGATCGAGATCGGGGAAATAGAAGCCCGTGTAGTCGTTCTGGTACTTCTTGTAGTAGTCGTCGTCGAACTTGCCGAAGGTTTTGTCGATGCCGATACGGCCGAGTTCCACGTCGTTCTGACGCTTCACCTCGCGCATTTCCATCGCGGCGCTGGGGTCTCCGCGAATCGAGCCTTCGTAGTAGTTCAGGCCGTCGTCCAGGCCAGCGAGCGCGACCTTGGCCGACATGGGATCAAGTTCACCCGTGGCTTCCTGCCGTTGGATGTTGAACCTTCGATCCTGGTAATTTTTCCAGAGCGCGTAGTCGCCAGACTTGTACGCATCGTATTCATCGCCGCCGCCACCAAAGCACATCGGCCGCTCCCCATGATGGGAACCGGCGCAGCGGACTCCGGCGAATGTGACGCTTGCTATCGTCCTTCATACCAGAACAGGAATTTATTCTCAAGAGAAGACGAACAGTTTCCCGCGATCGTCGACGGAAACAAGCTCCGCGCCGAACAGGCGCATCCATTTCTGGATGCGATCGTGGTTCGACGTGAGATACGAGACGATCGGGCCGTGCCGGCGCACGAGTTCGCGCATATGGCGACGGCCGGTCTTGATCGGCTCGGCGCCGGCCAGGCACTCCGTCGTGACGACGAGCCACGTCGCCGGGTACGCCGTCTTGCTGGTGCGGGCCACGGCGATCACCGCTTGCGGCTTGCCGTCGAACCACAGGCATTGCGCCTCGCCCTGGGCCATGAACTCGCGCAGCCGCTGCCTGATTTCCTCGTCGGACCAGCCGAGCCGGTCGTACTCCTCACGGTTCTGCGGGCACATCCGCGACAGGATGTTCTCGACGGCGCGCCACGACGCCTGCCGCATCTCCATCAGCCCTGCTCCCCCGGCTCGTAGTGGACAGCGGTGCTCGACAGCGACGCCGCGCCGGCGGCCGCGCATGTGAACCGCTGCGCGAAGTGCGACGTGTTTCCGGGCAGCTTGATCTGCGGCCGGTGGTATGTCGTGCCCTCCAGATAGCCGGCGTCGATGGCTCGCGTCGTATCGTTGGGGTCGGTCAGGATTTCGACGTGCCAGGTGTTCTCGGCCGCCATATCGAAGCCAAGCAACTGCTTGTGCGTCGCCGGATCCTTGGCGCTGACGAACGGCGTTTCGGCGATGACCGGGAACTCGTCCTCGTCGGGATACACGTCGCCGGTGACGCCGCCGTAGATGTAGATCGTGTCGCCGGCGCGCAGATAGATCGTGCGGTCGGCGCGCACGATGTCGGTGATGACGGCGCCGAAGTCGATGTAGCTCCACGCGACGATCTTCGACGCCGGAAACTGCGACAGGCAGATGACGTACTGGCCGATCGCCAACATGTAGCGGCCGTCGGTGGCTTCGATGACAGCCGAAGCGCGAGACGCCAGCGCATCGCCCTCCTCGGCGATGATGTCCTGCACGAACGGATCGAGCGCGCTGCCGACATCGGACGCGTAGGCGGCGTTGTACGTGTCGCGCACCTTCAGCGAGCGAATGCCGGTGGCGTCAGGGTAGTACACGTCGTCGGAGCCGTAAGGCACGATCGCGCGCGGCGCCAGCGTGCCGGTGTTGTCGAGCGCCTGCACCAACTGGCTTTGGCTCGCGTCCGACTGCAGGTCGTAGATGATGACCGTGTTGCGGGCGAATACCGCGGTGTAGCTCTGGTACTTCGCGGCGCCAACGAGCGTGTCCGCGCCCTCGACCTCGTTGGCCATATTGATAAAGCCGGCGCCGCTCGATGCATCGGCGTCCGACCAGTCGGTCGGATCGGTGAGTTTGCTGTAGTAAAGCAGCGAGCCGGCCGTCGAATAGACGCGGCGCCGATTGACGTGGATCGAGGTGCCGGTCGCCGACGCCCGGCCGGTCGTCTTGTACGCGACGCCGTCGAGCGTGATCGTCCACAAATCCGTGGAATCGGGCGTGGTCCCGCTGATGACGACTTTGTAGACCTGGGCTACGGCATCTACCGCAGTGACGCCGCTCGCCATGTCGGCGGTGCTCGCCGTCACGTCGCCGGTCGTGGTTGCTGCGACGACATCGCCGTTCGGCGTGGCGCCCGTGCCGACGGCCGCCTTGATCGTCACCACGGCGCCGGCCGCGGTCGCGGAATAGTTCGACGCGAAGCTGTTGTCGTTGATGGCCACGGCCAGGGCATTCGCGGTGGCGTCGTTCGAGCTCACCCAATCGACGGGGTCGATCAGGAGTTCGACGCCATCCACCGTAACGGAACTGATCGTGTTGACGCCGGCACTCGCCGAACCGCCGGTGATCGTCACGGTGCCGGACGCGCGAGTCTCGGCAACCGCCGCCACATTGGCCTGCAACTGCGTCGCGGTCGCCGTCGGCGCCGAAGAGTCGCTGTCCACATCGCTGGTCGACGTGCTGATCGTGAACGCGGTGCCAGCCACGGACGCGGTGATCTCGACGACATTGCCGGCCGCGCGGGCGCGGAAATCGTCCTGCGCATTGATGATCTCGGCGAGACGCGACGCAACCGTGCTGTACGTGAAGGCGGCATCGGCCAGGGTGTCCCATGCGGTGACCCGGCTGCCGTCATAGAAATGGTAGATGTTGCCGTTGTCGTATGCGGCGACCACATATGCCTTGCCGTCGAAGCCCTTGGCGTCGAGCACTTCCGTCATGTTCGGCGTGCTGGGTGCCGCAAGCTGCTGGTACTGCACGCCGACAGGCATGCCGGCCGGCGTGCTGGCGGAGCCGAAGACGTAAAGCTGGCTGCGCACCGAGAAGCAGCCGAAGGTGCCCGACGGCAGGCTGTGCTCCTCCACGAACTTCTTCGCGCGCTCAATGTCGCCGCCGCGATTGATGAAGCCGTTCTTCAGCGTCCACAGCGTGCCGGGGACACCCGATGACCGCTTGCGACGGCGGTCCATGCCGAATTTCCAATCCTGAATGGAAACGTAGCTCATGGCCGCCCTGTGTTCGCAAAAGCACCATGCGCTACCGGCGCCGCAGCACTATACGCTGCATGTGCCGCACGCTCCGTCGGAAAGCAGCCGAGGTACCGACACTCGCCATCACGACCGATAGCCGACACCCAACGACCAGATTGCTTGTGGAAGAACGCACCCTTCAAACCTCGCCGCTTCGTCCGCACGTTCCGGTTGTTCTCGAAGATCGTTGCTTCCCGCAGATTCCCCCAACGATTGTTGGTCCGGTTGCCGTCGATGTGATCGAGAAATTCAGCCGGATCGCGGCCGGTCATCCATTTGAAGATGACGCGGTGCGCGACATAGGACTTGCCGTCGATTCGAACCCGCACATAGCCGGAAGTCGGGCACACATGCTCGACCGATTTCCCGGCGAATTGCCCGTTCCACTGCGCGTTCTTGTCGTCGCGCCATCGCCAGCAGAGGCGCCCGCTCTGCGGATCATATTCGAAGATCGCGCGGAGATATTCCTGTGGGGGCAGCGGCGCAGGCTTCATCGAGCCACCCGGATCATCGAGCGGTACGGCTTGCCGGCGTCCGCGCCGGAGCCGAGCCCAAGCTGGTAGGTTTTCTCGCCGCCGCTCGTGCCGCGCATCTTCAACTGGTTGAGCAGCGCCTTCGCGAGGTCGAGCTTCGCCTTCTTGTCGGGGCTCTTTTCGTCCAGAAGCTCCGCGGCCGCGTAGAGCACGACCAGGTCGCTGTCGAGCTTGCAGGTGTCCGTGAGATCGACGAGCGGGTCGATCGACGTGATGCCGAAGAACTGCAGCTTCTGCGTGCTGTCCGACGGCGTCGGCCAGACTTCGATCTGCTCCGTCGAGCCGGTGAAACGGATGTCCCACTTCAGCGCCGGCGTCGCGCGCTGGTCGTCGTCCTCGGGGTCGTACAGCGCGTAGTCGTCGATCGTGATGCCGCGCTCGATCGGCGTCGGCAGGTTGCCCCACCACAGCCGCGCCGCAATGATCCTCTCAGGGTTGAGCCCGGTCGGGAAGTCGTAGTGTCGCTGGCCGGCGTTGAGCGTCATCCGCGAGAACTCGCGGAACAGGTGCGGCCAGTCGTGGGCCGCGTAGACTGTCGCGTAGACGTGGTTGATGGTGCGCGTCAGAGACGGCACGTCGTCAGGCGCCGCCGACGACGTGTTGAGGCGGCGGAGCTCGTCCCGCAGGTCCGAGATGAGTTGGGAAAGCGTCGCTCCGCGCGCCATTGGCTGCTCCTACTGGAACTCGCCCGCGGCGATTTCCTCGACCGGCGCGAACGTTTCTGTCAGCACCTGCAGGTCGTCGGCCTTCGCCGGCCGGCCGCGCTTCGGCGCCGGGGCGCTGTCGACGCCGGGGACGGTCTTCGGCAGCGGAACACCGCGGGTGCCGAGCACCGCGTCAAGCGTGCCAGCACCCTTGATCGTCAGCAGCGCACGTCCGTAGACGCGCTGCAGGCGCGCGCGCTCGGTCTCGTCGTCACGCTTGTCCTCGCCCCTGGCGACGATGCGGACGACCGAATCGCCGCCATGAACGCGCCGGAGCACTTCGATCTCGGCCGCGGTCACGCCGAACTTCGGGACTTCGTTGAACAGGGAGCCGCCCACCCGGACGGTCGCGTTGTAGAGTTGCATCGGAATCCGATCTCCAAATGAATAGGGGCCGGCTCTCGCCGACCCCTATGTATTACCATGTTGCACGATGTCTTGTCGAGCCGCGCCTGGATTACGACCAGTCGCGGTTGTCGAACTCGTTCAGCGTGTCGAGGTTCTGGATCTCGACGAGCAGCCAGCCGTTGCCCTCGACAAAGGTGGTGACGGACGACGCCTCGATCGAGAACGAGTCGGTGTCCGTGCCGACATTGCCGGCGGTGATCGCCGAGCCCGCGACCGCCGCGCCGGCCGGCGTACACGCCGCCGAGGTCAGCGCCACAGTGCCGCCGGTGAGGTCGGTCGTGCCGATCTCCAGATTCAGGGTCGCCAGCTTGGAGCCGGTCGTCACGGCCTTGCACTGCCGCCAGTCGACGCTGAGAATCTTGAAGTTGAACCCCGGCACGTAGTTGGTCAGCATGTCGCCGTTGGCGATGTCGGCCAGGTTGAAGAAGAAGGCGAGAACCTGCACGCCGACCTTCTGCTTGCGCGGGAGTTGCAGCATGACCTTCGTGCCGGCCGGGATCGACGTGGCGTCCTTGTAGGTCACGGTGACGGACGAAGCGCCGTACGACAGCGTGAAGGTGTCGGCCGCCTGGTCGAGCGTGTTCTGCAGGCCCTGGATGACCAGCTTTTCGCCCGACTTGGCGTAGCGCGACGCGTTGCCGCTCGGGTAGGTGAAGACCATCGTGTCGTTGGTCGCGACCGCGGCGGACGGGACCAGTTCGATGATGTCGTAGGGGGTGTAGGCACCCATCGTGGTTACTCCGAAATTCGGTTCAACGGGAGCCGGCCCCGAAGGGCCGGCCACTGTTCGTCAGGCGATCGAGTAGACGCCCTGGGCGTTGCGCTGGTCGCAGATCAGGCCGCCCATGTACGTCTTGGCGCGGTAGATGACGTACTTGTTCTCGGGCCGGGCCGGATTGTGGTTCTTCCAGCTCTCGCCTTCGATGGCCATCGGACGGATGTGCCGGGTGTCGAGCACGTAGCAGTACTTCGACTTCGACAGGTCATCCAGCGTCGGGTCGTAGGTGAACTTCACGCCCTTGAAGTAGATGTCCGCGATCGAGGCGTCGGTCGCCTTGGTCGAGTTCCACCCTTCGAGCGTGTAGTTGCCCTTGGACCGCAGCTCCTTCTCGACGGCGTCGATGAAGTCGGAGCCGCACAGGACCAGGTTCGGCCGGCCGCCGTAGCGGCGAAGCTGGCGCCACTCCTGCTGCAGCTTGGTCACGACGTTCTGGTCGCTCGGCGTGGTCGCCGTGATGTCCAGCGACGCACGGTTGCGCCACCAGGTGTTCGCCGACTGGTCGATGCCGAGCACGACGGTCGCCGAGGTCGGGTCGTCGAGGATGAAGGAACGAATGCCCGGAATGAGCTTGGAGTCGGCCGTGCCGTCGCCCCAATACATCTCGTTCATGTCGCGATCCACGCCCTCGGTCATATCCCACAGCTTCTCGTCGAGCATGTTCGCGAGCGCGGTCTTTTCCCGCTCGGTGTGCATGCTCTCGCCCTTGCCGGTCGTGGTGTCGGAGATCGAAATCCCGTCCTTGGCCAGCTCGTGCAGGGTGATCTTGATGCCGGCGTGGATGAGCTTCCACGGCGCCTTGCCCCGCTTGCCGGGGGTCGGGTTGCCGTAGTCGACGCTGTCGTCGGACTCGAAGCCCTGGATGCCGGTCGTCGGATCGCCCTTGACGCCGAAGTCGATATACTCCTTGCCGCCGGGGAAGGTCTTCTCGAGCTTCATCAGCTTCTCGAGCAGCGGGCGCGCCTGAATGGTCTGCGCACGCACCTCGGGCG